TGGACCGCACCATCGTTGGCGACACCGACGGTCTCGTAGAAATCAAGACCTCAACCAGCAGCCGCTGGCAGTTGTACCCAGTGCCACCTGAGTATGTCGACCAGGTGCAGTGGCAGATGTTCATCACTGGCGCGTCGTACTGCGATGTCGCCGTGCTGCTCTCTGGCTTGGTGTTCCGCGTTGAGCGCGTAGAGGCTGATCCGATCTACCAGACCCTGCTGTTCGATAAGGCCGTGGCGTTCCTGGACTTGGTCAAGACCAAGACACCGCCGCCGCTGACCGGCAACGACAGCGACACACTCGCGGAGGTCAAGCCGCAGAGCAGCAACACCTACGCGAAGGCAGATCCGCAGCTCGATCACATCGCGCGTCTCTACATTGAGGCGAAGGCTGAGGCGGAGGCTGCTGACGCTGCGCTGAAGGAGATGGCAATCGCCATCAAGGAAGCCATCGGTGAGGGTGAAGGAGTCAAGGGGCAGGGCTGGCTTGCCACTTGGAAGACCAACAAGAGCAGCGTGAAGGTGGATTGGGAGAGCATCGCGGATGTCCTCCGCACCGTAGCGCCAGACACCTACGGCGAAGCCATCAAGCGCTTCACCTCAGAGAAGCCAGGTGCGCGCGTGTTCCGCGTTCACGGCAAGGATGGTGATGCGTGATTGAGGTACCGATCACACCTGCGCTGATCATCCGCGCAGAGGAGATGTTCCTGGAGGCGCAGTCCAGCAATGGCTTGCGATTCCGCAAGGAGAAGGCGACAGGCAACACGACTTGGACTGGCGTGCTAGGTCAGGCCGTCTTTGAGCAGGTGCTCCGAGATTGCAAGATGCCCTACCTGCCAGTCAATCGCACGACGCACGACTACGAGGTGTGCGGTCTCAAGGTCGATGTCAAGACCAAGGCGTGGAGCCGACCGGCAGGTGACGATGTCGAGGTCAGCGTCTTTGACTACATCCGAGACCACCAGACAGTGGACTATTACGCATTCGTTCACTTGCAGCTCGCGTTCGGTGAGGATCGGAATGGCGCACCCAGCGCTACACGGTTCCAGCGTGCGTGGCTGCTCGGAGTGATGGATAAGAGCCAGTATCTCTATCTGGCAACTGAAGTGAAGGAGGGAACGGTATTCGAGAGCGGACATATTGCAAAGGCGAGTTCATTGAATCTGGTAGCCGCAAAGTTGCTACCTGTAGAGACCATTGGAGGACCAGAGAATGAGTAAGCAAATCGCAGCGGCACTGGCCGCACCCTTTACCGGCACAGACCTAAAGCAGCGCCCAGGGCGCGGCGGAATGACCTTCACCTACGCCGATGCGCGAGCCGTAGCTCAGCGCCTTGACGATGTGCTCGGTCTGGCAGGCTGGCAGTTTGAGGTCAAGGTGGCCGACCCTGCCGCCAAGGTAGTCCACGGCACCTTGATCGCCGTGATCGATGGCGTGACCACCGTCCGACAGGACTTTGGCTACCCCAATAGCGCACAGGATGACGAGCCATACAAGTCAGCAGCCTCCGACGCTCTGCGTCGCTGCGCTGCACAGATCGGTGTGGGGCGGTCTCTTTATGCGTCAGGCACAGGAGCAAGCCTCTCCGTGGCTCCTAGACCCCTCTCCGTGGAATCTGTGAAGGTATCCCAGCCTTCGGTTTCTACCAGCGATCCAGTCATCGCGGCCGCCCTGCTCTTCGCAGAGGGCGAATGCCCAGAGCACCGCACGGCGTGGTCGTTCAAGCCGGCAGGCGTGAGCAAGGCTGGCAAGGAGTACAACGCGTTCTACGCGTGCAGCGGTAAGACCGACGGCCAGTTCTGCAAGCGCAAGCCCAGCATCGCCTGGGTGAACGCGCAGACCGCGCCACTCGGCGAGCCTGAGCGCAACGAGAGCGACCTGGAGTCACTGCCGTTCTGATCTGAGCGGCATCATCTACGGCTGGGAGAGACTGGCGACCTCCACCTCTCCCAGCCACTAACACAAGGAGGACCAGTGGATATCGAAGCAGTCGTAAACGGCATTGCGTCGCACTGGCGGAGTCGGCATCGTGGCAAGCCCACGGTGAAGATCGCGTTCAGTGGTCGCTGGAATGTTTCTGTCAATCAATACGGCTTCAATGACCGGTGCAAGATCTGGGGCGGCTCGGATTCATCGCTAGAGGATGCGGTGCAATCGTTCTGGAATACCTTTGAGAAGATCGATAAGGCCTGTGAGTGCACCGTGTACGGTCAGCCTGAGAATCCATTCGTAGAGCGGAGGACAACATGAGTCTATGGGTCAAGTGGGATGTCAACAGCCACAAGGATGACAAGATTGCAGCTCTGACTGACACGCAGTTCCGAGCGTTTATCACCCTCATCGCTGAGGTCAAGACGATGCGCTCCGGCGGCATCTTCAAGAATCGGACACACGCGAAGCAGGTCATCGGACCGCGCCTTGGCAGGGCTGTGGATAAGTTGATCGAGATCGGCCTTTTGAGCGAGTCTGGAGACGGTCTCGTGACGATCTCAAACTACTCTCGGTACCAAGTCGACCCAACCTCGGTCGCGCGTGGACAAACTTGGCGAGCACGAAATAGGGGTGAGTCAACGGTACCAGAGCAGAGCAGCGTAGAGCAGAACAGAATCTCTCCTAAATCCTCTCTTAAACGAGATGGCAAGAGCAGGCTCTTACCGCTAGGCGAGATTCTCGGAGGGAAGCGCTAAATGCGCGTCAGGTCAGAGAAGCCTTCAGCTCGTGCTCTGGCATTGAGGAACATCAGAGAGAACGAGACTCCAGAAGAGCGAGCACATCGAGTGCTCAAGTACACGCTCTACAACCATCGCATGACGATGGAGCAGTACCTGGCCTTACGGCTGGCACAGGCTGACCGGTGCGGTGCGTGCAAGGAGCCGCTTCGCTTTGGTGAGCCACGAGCAGTGACGGTCGATCACGACCCACGCTGCTGCCAGTACGACGGTCTGGGTGCCAGGAGGACAAAGGGTCAACCGATCTCGTGCGGCAAGTGCGTCAGAGCGTTGCTCTGCGGACCGTGCAACCGAGCGGTCGGATTCCTAGAGCGCTATCCACAGCGCTTGCATATGTGGATTGAGTATGTGAGGAGGGTCATGAAGTGAGCGCACACATTGCATTCGTCGGACCACAGGGGTCAGGGAAGAGCACGCTGGCAGAGATGCTGGAGGAGCGGCGCAAGAGCCGGTACATCGTGCTCCCAATCGCGCAGACCATCCGTGAAGTGGCATCGCTCGCCTACGGCGTGGACTTCGACAAGAGCAAGCACTACGAACAGCGCCGCCTAGGCTTGGATGTCAAGACCTCAGGCCGCGAGATCCTGCAAGACATCGGCGCGCAGCTGCGAGAACTAGATGCCTACTTCTGGATCAAGGCGTGGCACGACGCGTTCAACCGTCTGGCACCGCTAGGGCGGCCAATCGCCATTGACGATGTGCGTCTGCCACTGGAGGCGCACTTCCTTAGGCAGCACATCCCAGGGATCACCATCGTGCGTGTGTTTGCCTCCGCAGCGGCTCGCACCGAGCGCCGTGGGGTGCTCCAAGGGGCAGCCGATGTGACCGAGCACGGCTACCTCCAGACCGAGTACGACTTGCAGATCGACACAACAGACTTGACAGCCGAGAAGTCCTACGCGATCCTCAAGCAGTACATGGTGGATAACGGCAAGTGGTCGGCATCCCCAGAGGAGGAATCATGAGCAACACAGACTTGACGGAACTAGAGACACGAGCCGCGCAGCTCGGCTATCACTACGACGGCCTTGTGCGCGTTGAGCACCCATTCGCTGATCAAGAGAATCAGGTGACCTGGACAATCGTTCTGACCGACACACAAGGCACAGAACTGACCTTTCAAGCGCCGACGATTGAGGGTGCCATTGAGGTCGCCAACGACCGGATGGCGCTGCTCTCAGGTCTGGCTGACCTGTGAGCGCCTTCGCCTATGTCGGCGTGACGCTGATTGTCATCAACACCGCGCTCTTTCTCGTGGTGTTCGCTAGTCTGCCGATGAGCATCAAGCGCGGCGTAGGTATTGCGCCGTCAATGATCTACCTGCTCACCACGGCAGCAACAGTGGTTTGGATGTGGAGGGCATTGCAG